TTACCTTTCGGATCTTGTCCAAAGTCAAATTGTACACCTGAGATAGCATAGACATTGTCCATGCTGGCATCACTACTGTCAAAATAGCGCCAACTTTCCTTGTTAGTTTTTCTTCCCGCTATTCTGTTTTCTAATACTGTTTTATAACTACTTGCTGATATTGTTACTGTAAAATTATCATCTTGGTTCTCACGATCCTCGCTTAGACCATAATTTGTAACAATACCTGTAAATCTTGGGTATGTGTTAGTCAATACCATGTTTGCGTCATAGAAACCACGCAATACTTCTACTTGGCTACCGCGTATCTTTGTACCTAACACAATAGGTATATTGTTTCCGCTAACGCCTGATAACGCAATAGTAGTATCACCCGCTGTTACACGGATATCACGATTTTGTGCGCCAACAGCAAGCAATCCACCTAATGGTGTATATGCTGTATTACCAATCGTTTCTGTTTTATAACTGCTGCTGAATGTATACACATTGACATTGGCAGTATTGCTTACATCATTGAATATTGTGAGTTTTACAAACTCAGCACTATTGATCTGCGTAACGCCATTTGCTACTGCTGGTATATTTTCCATTAGGCTGCTCCACCCACCCACTCATAAAGCGTAAAGGTATCACTAAACTCTATTCGTGCGTTATTGATCAATGTACCTTGATATCTAAATTGATTACCAGGCACAAGTTTATATGTAGGCATATTAGGACAAAACAAATTGAAATTACAGTTAGGTCCTACAGTTATGCTTGCGTTAGTCCACGCACCACTTGATAAAAAGTTTGGTCTATTCACAGTAAATGTAATCGTGTTAGCACCTGTAGCAACTACGCTTGTGCTTGCTACTGTAAATGGATATGGGTTAGCACCTATCTGTATCAAATCGTTTGCTAAAAACATAATATCGCCATTGACTATACCTGCTGCGTTTAGATTGCTTAGTGTCAATTGATTGCCAACAAAATTACTTACAGTTAGATCATTGACTTCAGCCTGCGTCATGGCACCTTGATAGCGCCATATCCAACTTACACAACTATTGCTAAAATTGACAGTTTGTGGGCTATATCTATCAAGTGTATCCAATGCTTCAACAAGGTCACGATGGTCCCACCAACTCAATACAGGTGGCATCTCAATTATAAAACGCCATGGATTGCGTGTTGGTGTCAAACTTGTGCGAGGTATTTCGTTGCGTGTGACTTGTAAGCCTACAACTTTTCTACGATCTATGTTGATCGTACCTGCTTTATTGATAATGTCTTGTAATCCTGCCATATTTTTATCCTGCCATCATATATGGCATTTCTTTTTGTGCCATACCAACTGCGCCTAACAATGATTTGCGATTTTCAGCAAATAACTGTGCTACAGATTTAGCATCCACTGCGTTTATGTTGTAATTATTGACAACATTAGTTACTGGCGCACTAACTTGATTATTATTCATGCTACCATTAGGTACTATTGTACCTGCTGTTTTAGGTATGAATAACTCTGGTCCCTGTTCACCAACAATGAATGGTTGCCCTGCTAATGGTTTAGCACCATTTGCTGCGAATCCTGCTGTGCTTATACCACTACCACCGCCGCCACCAAGTGTTGGTTTGGCACCACCAAATATTGCGCCAATTGCTGCTAATATTGCTTGTACTACAATGGCTCGCATTTGTATTTTCAACAAATCAGCAATGATGCTTAGAGCAAAGTCCTTGAAATTGAACTTACCTGTAGTTACAAGTTCATCAATAGCGTTTTCTACATTTTTGAATACTGCTTCGTATTTTTGTGTGGCTAATACTGCTGGATCAATACTTCTTGCTAAATCTTCAAAATATTTTTTGGTTGCTACAGCAGTATCATTACGCAATGCTCTTGTTTGGTCTGCTAAATCTTGTTCAATTTGTAATTTTCTTGCGGCAAAATCACGCTCTGCCTGTTCTTCTTTTGCTAATAATTCTAATCTGCGTTGTAGTTCATCTTGCGGTAACGCTTGTTTGCGTAAATCATTACGCTTTTGTTCAATAGCAAGCAATTTATTTTGTAAATCTGCCTCACTATTCAACATAATGGTCATATTTTCAAGTTCGTCACCAACAAGACCAATAAGTTGTGCTTGATTTTGTAATTGATTTAGAGTATTTTCATTTCCTAATGTTTTATTCAATAAATCAATATCTTCTGCTAATAACTCTACATCTTTACGCTGTTTTTGTAGATTTCTTATTCTATCAGCAGTTGCTCCTGCTTCAAGTGGCAACAATCTTTCTATAGCCTTTATCGCTTCTTCATAAGTTGCTCGTAATGGGCTATCAGTTGCTAACTGACTTTGAGCATCACGCAACTGTTGAACACTATCTTTATTTGTTTTTAGTAGTTCATTGATAGCATTCATCAATTCAATATCATCTTGCGACATATTGACTTGTAATGCTTGTATGTCAAGGTCTTTCAATCGTTCATCACTTGAGCGTTTATAGGCTTCTGCTATTTGTAATATGCCTGCTTTTTCTTTTGCTAACGCTTCTTCAACTTGGCGTTTTTGTTCCATATATCTGCGTTGAGCAAATCTTGCTGGATCCATTGCTTTGGCAGCGCCTACTCCTTGTTCTACAGCAACTACTGGTTTCTTAGGATCAAAATTGTCAACCTCGTTTTTCATTTTACGATAAGCAGCGATTACACCAGCAAATGTTCCTGCTAATGCTGCGACACCTGCTCTGGCAAACGCAGTATCGCCAACAGCATTCCACAATATTTTGAATGCTTTACCCCAACCAACTTCTTGGGCATAATTTTTCAATTCTTTGAATAAATTGCTGCGAGTTAGTGGCGTAGTTAGTGCTTTGAATAAATCTTTTATACCTACTGCTAATGATCCAGTATCTTTTACTACTTTTACAAGCCAGGCACCACCTGTCAATACACCCTTGAATATTCTCCAAGCAGCAACAAAATACAATAATATTTTGCCTACTTCAAATATTGCTTCGCCAATTATTTTTGCCCATCTTACAAGAGTATCGGTATTTGTAGATATACCTGATGTAAAATCTGCTAAAGGCTTCAATACAGTTAGCAATACAATACGCAAATCATATAATGTGCGTTCTAATTGTTTTTGTGTTCTATCAGCACTTTCTACAGCAGCAACATATGTTTTGCTTTGTGTAGCAGCAGTTTGATAATCAACACCTAAACTATCTAATTTTACACCGCGTAAAGATTTACCAAACAATTCATTGCTTACTCTTGCTCTTTCAGCAACATCTTTTATATTGGCAAGTCCTTTTATGGCTTTTTCAAATAAATCTTGTTCGCTTAGTGTGCGTAAATCTTGAAGTGATACGCCTACTTGGCTAAATGCTTCTTGTGTTACATATGATCCATCAGCAGCCTCGCTAATAGTCAATATAAATTTGTTCATAGCAGCAGTAGCATTTTCTGCTGTGCCACCATTTTCTTGTACTGCCTTAGTAAATCCTAATACTGCTTCTGTTGCGAAACCTGTAGCATCAGCGACATCTTTGATGCTTGCTGCCCAACGCAATGTATTTTGTATTACAGTGGTAATGGCGATACCACCTAATACTCGTTGTAAGCCACCAAATGATTTACCTACACCATCAACTTGTGTTTTTATTTTGGTAAGTTGCTGTAAAGCATTACCAGTAATATTCATTTGTACTGTAGATGTTGCTGTTGCCATATTACTTACCTGTCATTATGCGAATAAATTCTTGAGCAATAAAATCTTCTGTAGGTTGTGTCATACCTTCAGGACTTTGTTTACTATAACCAGTATCTAATCGTTGTGCGTATGGATAATCTGCTACAATCTGTTTGCCTTTTAGTTTTGTTTTATTTCTGGCATTACCGCTGCGTATAGGTGTTTCTTGTCTAAACTTATCATACGCTCGTTGTGGTAACTTTTGTAACTCTTTCTGCTGTTTAGCAAGTAAAGGACTAATTTTGTTGTTGATTTTTATATCAAGTTTTATCATTTTTCTACTCCATTAGCCCTATCGTTTATGCGTTTTAGTGCTTCTACATCATATGCGTCTGCTGGTACTTGACCTTTGTTCATCGCTTTTTTATGATGAAAATTTTCAAATGTCAAAGCAGCGTCCATTACATACAAATCAAATGTATTACCCCTTGCTAAAACTTCACTTGGCAACATTCCATATCGTTTGCCAAGACCATCAATCTGTAATATAGACACCATTTTAGCACTTTGAATGTCTATATTATCGTTAGTTACTTTCCCAACATTTCGGTCACCTTACTAATTGCTTTCATCAAAACATTTGTAGGCAACATATTTTTGTCAGATAATATTTCTTTACCTTTATCATCAAGTATCAAAGTTTTTACAATGTTGATAAGTTCGGCAGTATTATTTTGTTCAACATTGGCAAGACGCATGAACACTTCCATTGGTTGGCGATCCCAAGTGTGAAATGTTATTGCTTCTCCGAATTCTTTTACAATATCCTCGTCGTCAATCTTGACTTCTACGAGTTTTGGTTGTGCTGTGAGTTGTGATAATTTCATTTGTTTCTCCTTTATTTGTTAGTTACCACTATATTTATCGTATTTACTCTCTAAAAGTTGATTGAGTAGAGCAAGGCGAAAGGCTTGTTTTGCCTTCATTTGTTTTACTGTTGCCATCATGTTATCAAGCATGGGCATGAGTTTGGCTTCATCTGCGATTAGGCTGCGTAGTTTATCTTCTTCACTATGTAGCCAGTCATTATTACTGTTGTTCATTCGTTAGTCCTTCATTAGTTATAAAATCAAGGAGAGTGTTGCCACTCTCCAAGATTTTGTTGGTTATCAACCGTTGCCTGAGTACATTGTACCATCAACAGCGATAGTCATTGGTGTTACCCATACTGGAGCGTCTGGGCTCACAGTTGGGGCAAGGCTTGTTACATAGCCTACACCGCTTGACCAATATGTGCCGTTGGCAATATTGCCATCAACAACATTAGCAACATCGCTATTATTCCACACTACGAGGAATTGTACAGCGACTTTGTTCTGGCTCAAACTTGACATACCTTCATTCGCAGCAGATCCGCTCGCTGCGCTGGCATTACCGAAATACTTCACACTGTCAATAACGACATTTGTAGCAATTTCGTTGTCTGCTGGGGTAGGTAGTTTGTTAGTATCCACTGAACAGAAATCTGTCCAACTGAACACGCCAGTGCTGCTTGTGATAGTTACATCTTGTAAGCAACCTACAGACAGAACATTTGCGCCTACGATATTACCAGTCTGAACATTGCCATTAGCAACATCAGTTGATAACAATACTAAAGGCTGTGTGCCTGTCTCATTTACTGTTATGCGTGCCATTTGCGTTTCTCCTTTTGCGTTAGTGGCTAATCATTGAAATTCAGTCGTTTCAAATTGAATGTATAGGTTCTTTTTTCACTACGATTACCGATTACAATATCTTGGGTAAAATTTACTTCAAAATATCCATTGAAAAATGAACTATCAGCACTCATGTCTTGTATGCGGCGTTCAATATAAAACCATTTAGGATCATCTTGAACACTAACAAACAATATCAT